TATTCCTTCACACCGCAGGTCATTTTACAGGAGGGGTGTAGTCTATGGCGACTAAAACTGAAACTGAAAAAATACTAAAAGCGGCCCTGCCGGACAGCGAAACGATCCGGGATGAATATGCCCGCCTCATGTCTCTTTACAAAGCCGCGCCGAAAGAGAAGTTGGCCCTAGCGAGAAAGCTGATTAGTCGGGCGGCGTTCCTGGCCGTGACTATAGATGACCTGGAAGATGATATTGCCATGAACGGTTATGAACAGGAATATCAAAACGGCGAATTCCAGTATGGCAAAAAGAAAAGCGCGGCGGCTGAGCTCCATGTCACTTATACAAAGAACTTGCTGGCCGTGATGAAGCAGCTCGATGACATGCTCAGCATTCCGGGAGGCCCGCCCGCCAGGGGTGATGCATTTGAGCGCTTCTAAAATTCCCAACTTAGCCGAGTCGTCGGAGTGCTATAAATTTGCTGAGGATGTTCTCTCCGGCGCTATTATCTCCGGGAAACGGCGCAAGCAGGCCTGTCAGAGGTTTATGAATGATCTCGAGAAATCGCTGACAGATCCATCCTATCCGTGGGTCTTTGATGTTGCGAAAGGTTACCGGCCCATTGATTTCATGGAACAATTCATCACCCCGACCAAAGGCGACTATGACCGCATGGAGCTACTGCCGTGGCAACATTTCGTCGAAGCTAACCTATACGGCTGGGTCGACAGGAAGACCGGATACCGGAGATTCCGTGAAGGTCTAATCATCGTTGGCTCCGGTAACGGGAAAAGCACACTGGTCACCGGCAATGCTGCATATGCGATATCCAAGGATGGGGAACGTGGACCGGAGGCATACTGTCTGGCGAACTCCAAGCAGCAGGCCGGAATTGTTTTTAATGCCTGTAAGGCTCAAATTGAAGAATCGCCGCTGCTGAAAAAGCATTTTCGGACAACGCGCAGCGGAATATACTACGATCCGGCAAACGGTTTGTTTGAACCGCGGGCAACCGATTCTAAGAATCTCGATGGAATGAACGTCCACATGGGCATATTCGACGAAATACAGGAGTACCGGGATTACAAGCTGATCAACGTTATCAAGAAGAAAGGTAAAAAGCGGCGCCAACCGCTTTTTATTTATATCACGACGCTCGGAACGGTCATCGATGGTCCGCTGATGGATTATTACATCCTGGGTGGTCAGATACTCGATGGCGCGGAGGCCGTTAGCCAGAGAGCCGCTGACCGCATGTTCATTTACATCGACGAGATCGATGAGGGCGACGATCCGGACGATGTTTCCTGTTGGGGGAAAGCAAACCCGTCCCTCGGTCCGCTACTACTTCTAGATGATCTGATTGACGAGTGGGAGCGGTGCAAGCTTATCCCGGCAGAGCGGTCGGACTTTATCAACAAACAGCTCAACGTATTTACTTCGGTGGATGAGTTGAGCTTTTTAGATACTAAGACAATCCGGGCAAATAACAAGACCCGCGACATTAAGGCCCTCAAAGGCGGGCTATGTTACGGTGGTTTCGACCTGGCTGAAACGGAGGACTTTACCTCTGCCTGCTTGGAATTCCCATTGCCAGACAACTGGTTTTTCCTCTTGGAACATTCATGGATTCCGATGAAAAAAGTCAAGGAGGATCACGAAAAGCTGGACTGGAAAGGACTCGAGAAGGCAGGAGTTTTAACAATCGTTAAAAAGGATTATGTTGAATACGAGTATGTTTTAGAGTGGTTTTTAAAACAAAGGGAGCTTTACCGCATTGATTCTATTGGATTTGACCCCGCCAAAGCCTTTATGCTGGTTAATAAATTGCGGGAAAACGGATTCGTCATGAACGATGTCCGACAGGGCGAGCTGACGCTGACAGCGCCGCTTGATGACCTAAAGGAACAGTTCTTGGACGGGAAGGTGATACACAATAATAATCCGCTGTATTACTGGTATCTCGGAAATGTGAAGCTGACAAAGAGAGGTCCAAACGCCACATATTTGCCAACAAAGCAGAATAAATACCGCAAAATAGACGGATTTGCTGCGCATCTGAATGCGCACACCGAATACTTGCGGAAGCATCCGACATATATTCCGAAAAACAAAAAAGTGACGACTGTCTTGAAATTAGGTTAGGGGGTGACCGTTTGAATATATTAAATTTGGGGCGCGGGAAGGCCATGGAGAAAGAAATCACTGCACTGAAAGCAGAAATTACCGCACTGAAAGATGCTCGCCCGCCAAATACGAGGATCAGAAGACTGGTAACCTCCTGGCTCCCGCACCGGATCCGCGGCGACTACACACTACAAAATTCGGAGTTGATTTTCTCGGCAGTCTCCCGAATCTCCAACGCGCTGTCGGCTATGCCAGTGCAGCTATACCGCGGCAGCACACAGGTTAAAAGCGACCTAAACGACATGGTAAGCTTTGAGCCTAACCCGAATATGACTTCCTGCCAGTTTTTTAAGACGCTGGAAGCCTGTAAATGTACGGAGGGCAACGCCTATGCGATAAAGCTCTTTGATCCGGGCGGTGCTTTGGTGGGTTTGCGTCCGCTGGATCCGCTGCGGGTCAAGCCGGTGACGGAGACCGATTCGATGGAGTTGTGGTACAGGATAACACCTGAGCAGGGCGCGGATTATTATCTGCATAACTTCTATGTCATACACCTACCATTCATCTCCACAAACGGCTATTCCGGGGTGAATCCGGTCTCTGTGTTGTTTAACACGCTGTCTTATAGTACGGAGATTCAGAAATTCAGCGCCTCACAGCTCCAGAAAGGCATCAATGCGCAGGTGGTCCTAGAGGCTCCGGCCAACCTCGGAAGACAGCAAAAGGAGGACATGATCAACGATTTCATGGACACCTACCGGGAGACGGCGGGGAATATCCTGCTCCTGGAATCTGGCGTACAAGCCAAGACGCTGAACCTATCGCCGGTAGATTCCAAGTTGTTCGAAGTCGAAAAGATATCTCGATCGCGGGTGGCCATGGTCTATAACATCCCGCCACATCTATTAGGCGATTATTCAGACACTTCTTTCAGCAGCCAGGAGCAGCAGATGCTGGAGTTTCTGATGCTGACCATGCTCCCGATTGTGACGGCCTACGAGCAGGAGTTGAACCGCAAGCTCCTGACCAGGGAACAGCGCCGGACGATGCGGTTTAAGTTTGACATGGACGCCATCCTGCGGGCTGATGCGGCGACGAGGGCCGACGTTCATCAGAAGGCTGTCCGCGGCGGATGGGAGACGCCAAACGAGGCACGATCCGAATACGGCAGGGCAAACGATCCGAGCGGTGGAAAGTTGCTCGCGGCCCGCGATCTGACCACACTGGAATATATAGTTAAAAACCCATCAGGGAATCCGGAAGGAGGAAAAAACAATGTATCTAAATCGAATACGACCGACTAAACCTAAGTTTGTGGCGGAAGCAACCAAGGCGGAATTTGTACCAGAAAATCCGGTTATAAAAGGCGAAGAATCGAAAAACAATCCATATACCTCATTGACGTATCCAGAACTTAGAAAACTAGCCGCAGAAAGAGGAATCAAAACATCGGCAAACCCCAAGAAAGATGAACTCATCGAATTGTTAGGAGGTTCCGATGGATAGAATTAGTAAATTAAAAGCCTTAAGTCCGACACCGGCAAACACCGAGGCGGACATAGGCCTCATAAACCAATACAGCGTTAAGACGCTCTCTCCGGAGGACGTCTTTTGTTTTTCCGTTATCCTTTGCGACAACGAGATAGACCGCGACATTGAGCGATTCACGATCGCCAGCCTTGAGAAGCTTGTACCGCTTTTTTTAGGAAAACCGGTGCTTTTGGATCACCGTTGGTCGGCTGAAAAGCAGCTTGCGCGTCTATACCGCACAGAGCTTGTGGACTTGGAGGGGAAAACCCTTCTCGGAGAGCAAAAGAAGGGAATCCGCGGCAGCGCCTATATGCTGAAAACTGAAACGACTGCACCGGTCATTGAAGCGATTGAAGGCGGGATCCTCAAGGAAATATCTGTGGGCTGTGCAATGGGGAAATGCACCTGCTCCATCTGCGGAGAAACATTCCGCTACAACTGGGAGCTTGGAAAACGCATTTGCAAAAATGAGCACATCATCGGTGCAGATTATGACGGGAAAATGTGTGTTGGTGATCTTAACGAGCCGACTGACGCCTATGAGTTTTCGTTTGTCGCCGTCCCATCCCAAAGGGGCGCGGGGGTGACAAAGGGAGTGGGGGATATTGCCGAGCTCGTTGAAACCTTGAAAGCTGCCGACCTTTCAAAAGCCAATCCCGAAGAATTAAAATCTATTATCCAAAAATCACAAATGGCGCTCACGGATAACGAGGAGCGCGAAAAACGGGCGAAAATCATCGCCGAAAATAAGAAATTCATGGAGGTAAAGAAAAATGACATTATTTGAACTTAAGGAAAAATTGACCACGCTAAACGCCGCGATCGCTGCCGATGCCGACTGGATCGCGGAAAAAGCCGCCGATCCATCTGTACCCATGGAGGACATCAAGACGAAGACTGCACACCGGGACGACCTGGTAACGCGGCGCGACCTGCTCCAGAAACAGCATGACGAGATGGATGATCAGCAGAAAAAGGCGCTTGAAAGCCAGCGGAGGCAAACAGAGGTTAATACTGGGGACCCGGATAAAGACAGCATCATCAAAGCAAAGGCCGCGTTTTACAAAGCTGCTCTGACCGGCGGGGATGTCAGCAAGGCTTATGAGGGGCTCGGCGCGATACCCGCGGCAACCGCCGATCTCGGCAGTGGAGACAACTTTCTGCCGACGAACATGGAAACCACCCTCATTACTGAACCGTTTGAAACAAACAGCTTGAGGACGATTGAGCAGGTCTCCCAGATTACCGGACTTGAAGAGCCAAAGCTCTTGTTCGACATCGAGGACGCTGATCTCGCTGACGTTACTGACCAGCAGACCGCAAAGGAAATCGCGATGACCGGTGACACCGTTAGTTACGGAAGATTTAAGACTAAAATTACCGCAACCGTCAAGGATACCGTCCTACATGGCACGCCGACCAATCTTGTATCGACCATCGAGGGTGCTTTACGTTCCGGGCTTGCCAAGAAGGAAAAAATGAGGGCGTTTAACACCACGCCGGACGGAACTCATGACCACATGAGCTTTTATCTGAAACCCGGAATTAAAGCAGTTGCCGGCAACAACATCATAGACGCCATCCTCAAGGCCATCGGAGACTTGCCAGACACCTACAGTGAAAACGCCTCCGTTGTCATGCGCAAGACCGACTATTACGGAGCCGTCAACGACCTTGCCAATAGTGCGGCTACCCTGTGGGGCAAGAAGCCAGAGGACGTCATTGGCTATCCGGTCATTTTCAATGACAAGGCCGTCGTACCGATCATCGGAGATTACCGATATGCCCGGCAGAACTACGACATTGGTACGATCTACGAGACCGACAAAGACGGAAAGAAGGGCGAATATTACTTCATCCTGACGGCATGGGGCGACCATCAGATCAAGCTCGCGTCCGCGTTCCGAACCGCTTATGTCCGCGTGCAGATCATCGGGGCGGCGATTGCCGTAACAGTCGTGGAGGCGACTGGAACCATAACAGTGGCAGACGATGATATTATTTTCAATGACGGCGGCACGGGCTCCGAGGGGACAGTGACGTACTTGTGGCAGAAACTTACCGCAGGAGCGTGGATGGACATTGCGTCCGGTGACAGCTATAGTGGCTACACCACAAAGACGTTGACCACTAAGGCCGGAGACGGAAACGCTTCTTTCCGCTGCAAAATTACTTACACGGACAGCGATGGGGTCAGCACCGTATACACAAATCCCGCTACCGTTTCCGCTTAATTTGAAAGGAGGGCAGCCACATGGCCGCTACAGTCACAACTTTAAAAGCTTACCTGCGGTTGCCGTCCAACAGCACCGAGGACTTGACGGGTTACCTTGC